AAATATTTCATCATCAATATCATCAATAACAACCAATTTAGTTTTTGGTTTAATTATAGCATCCCAATAATTAAGCATCTTGCTCACATATTGAAGCGGTTGCAATGTCCATACAACTTCATCACTATTGTAATTTAGTGCTATTTCTTTTGCCTTTAAACTTTTGCCGCTATTTTTAGGGCCGATAATAATTGTTAGTTTGTTTTTCATTGGTTTCATTGTTTCACTTGTTACACTTATTACACATTTTATTTTTTATCTGTAACGCTCAAAAAGTGCGCTAATATTGGTGTTTACTTATTGTGTTACAGATGTTACACATTATTACACAATTAACATACTATATATATACACACACACGCACACACACGCACATATATTTTTATATAGCATTTGAAAAACGATGTGTAAATGTGTAATCTGTAACATTTATAAAATATCTATTTGATTTTCAACATAGTAACTTGTTACACTTCCTTTGATTTTTACCTCATAAGCACGAATTGTTTTATTTCCATCCCTAATTACTTGCTGAAAATAACCACATTTTTTTAATGCCTGCCCCATTCTTTTGGTATTCGTTTTGAAACTTGGATGTATTTTTTGCAATTCAAGTATAACATCAGTGTTGGTCATTTTGCTGGTAGGGTCATTTTGAATGTGCCGGTTAATCAATTCAACTTCGCTCATTACTTCAATATTCTTTTCATTGGCTTTGTTCAAGTATTCAATTTGTATTTTGGTTAAAAACCACCCCTCTTTATCTGCTTTCCATTCGTTATAAAGTTCGATAAATAGTTTATCCTTATCAATGGCCAAATACGCATCAAAATCAAAGCTAATTAAATTTATGGGTATTATACGCCTGTTCCCTGTCGGGTCATTAATTACCTCGGCATCATTTGATGTTCCACCCAATACTGCCAACCTCAATAGGTCTTCACTTACTCGGCCGTATGGCATACGGATGCTAAATGTTTGTTGACTGCTCAATCTTTTTAATTTAGTAGCATCCTTTTTTGACTTACCACCAAACTCATCATCAACAATTAGCCATTTCTTTGTCATTAAAATTTCACTGTCTTTGCCCTCATCTAAATTGCTTTCGGCATAAAACTTTCGAAGTTTCTTTGGTAAAAGATTTCTAAAAAATTCAGTTTTTTTGATGCCCTGCTCACCGGCAATAACTAAAATCATTAAGGAGTAAGTGCCGAAAGCAGAACCAATTAAACCAAGCAACCACTTTTTTAAGTAAATGTCAAGGTATTGGTCAAAATTGTACACACCATCGGTTTCATAAAGTAGCTGTTCAATTTGGAAGCATGCCTTTAATTTTTCAAATTCATTATCAGTTGTTAAGTGTGAATTTTCCTCAAACCATTGCCTAATAGGGTTATACGATGTGCTGTTATCTTTGTTTTGTATCAATGTAAAAACCTTGTCTTTTGAAATTCCATCATCAATCTTTTGCCACACCTTTGTGTAAAAATTTGCCAAAATTCGGTCTGTCATTTCCTCACCATTAAATTCAAAGTTACGTGTGATTTCATTAAATCGAACATTATTAAGTTTTATGAGGTCCACGATTTCATCAATCTCGGTCCTTTCCTGTTGCTTGTTAGTTATAAACACTTCGGCATCACTCAAAGGAATGTTTAACTTTTCAAGCGCTTCTTTTGGGTTATCGGCTAACTTTACAATTGACTTAATATTCTCGGTCCTTTCCGATGTGGTGCTTATGCCTGCCTGCTTAAAAATGTAATAAACTGATGCAATAGAAACACCAGTGCCATTCCTTTGAAGCGCAATGTTATAATCACGCTCGGCTTGCTTGTATAAATATTTTGGCGATGATTGGCAAAGCGTATGAAAGTAATTACGACCACTTTCGTTAAACTCCTGCGAAAGTGCAAATGCTAAACGTATGTAATCTTCATAATTATCAAACAAATTCATTGGTGCTGCTTTGACAACCATTTCATCAAAATCACTTTTAATAACTACCGGCTTTGGCTTCGGCTTGTCTTTTTTCTTCAAGTAGGTTTTGAATGTTTTTGCTTTCTTGTTAATGTAAATGTCGGGGTCGTAAGAAACGAAACGCAATCTGCTTGTGTCCTTGCAACTTTTATCAAGCACGATATTAAATTGAACCATAAAGTAATGCTCCAAACCTAAATAAGCATCAAGGTGTCGCTCACCATCTATGCGCACAAATACGGCATAACCATTTCCCGAAAGTGAACGATGCACGGAATAAACATATTCATTGCGTTTTATTCGCTCAATGTCGATGGTTACGATTTGGTCTTTCGCATCAATATCAAGGCATATAAAACCGCTATGTTCAAGTAATTTATTTGCTGCCCTTTGCATAAAGCTACCCGATGCAGTCACGCAAGTAGTCAATTCTTTTTTTGTGCGCCCAGCACGATAGTTTAGGACCTCATCTTGCCACCTGCCGTTTTTAATACCATCAAAATATTCATCTACCTCTATACTCGCTACCGATTGGTTGCTTTTAGCACCTTTAAAAACTGAAATCATATAGGTAAAATTAAATAAACCCCTACCAAAGTACGCCACCCGCCAAGGGGCAATACTAAGATAGGGGTTATGTTGTTAAATCGTTTCAATTTGGCGGGTTATTTTGTGATGCAAATATAAGTATTCCCTACTTAATCTGCAAGTTGCAATTAGCAACTATTCTGCACCCAATAATATCAGCACCATTCTTGATGGCTTCCTTGATTGCCATCTTATCTGCTTGCTCGGTAACTTTAACCACTTTGTAAGGTGCAGGAAGTTGGTTTACATCATCCACCTCAACGGCTTCCGATTTGCGAAAGTTAATCTTAACCAAGGGCGTTTTAATTTCATCAATGTTAAACAATTCCATTGCGTGCTTGATGTTCGCCTTTAAGCGCTCCGATGCGTTTTCACGTGTTTTTTTCATCGCCTGCAAACGTTTGATTTCAGCATCAATAATATCAACCTCGCTGTCGATTTGCTTTATTACAAAGGAATAAGCAACAGATTTGTTTTGGAGTTGTTCTTCAGTGATGGCTAATGCTTCGGACAATTCGGGGGTTAATTCACCCCCATTGTCGATTAGTTCCTCTGCTAATTGGTTATAGCTTTGCTCAATTTGATAAATTGTTAGTTTCATAGTTTTTAAATTATTATTTGTTAGTGATTACTTCTGTTGTCCGGATTTTATTGTTAGTTTTCGGATAATGCTTGTTTTATTGGTTAGTGATTGCTTCTGTTGTGGTTTCTTTTGATGTCAATTTCGCTTTCATTTCATCTTTTGCTGCAATGACACGTAAATCTTGTTTAACATCCTTGCTTAACTTGCCCCACAATGTTTTAATCTCATCGAGTGAAACACATACTTGAATATCATTAATAACCTCATCAACAGGTGTAATAATAACGTGTTGAGTGTCCTCTGTTTGAATGTTTTGCATTTCTTCGGGAACATAAACAGGCCCGCTGAAAATGTCTGGGCAATACCACTTAACACCGTTGCTGATTGCGCGGGCAAATAGCATATTCTTTGGAAACTTCTCAATGTTCTTTGTTCCTGCCTTACGTGCATCCTCAATTGTGAATGTTGAGTTGCCTATTTTATCAGCACCTTGGTAAAAGTCAATTGAGCATATCTTCTCGGATGCTTCCACTACTTTATAGTCATACTTGCCACTACCTTTTAAGCGTGATGCAATTAACCCTGCTCCTATGGTTGGCTTACCTTGAATGATGTGTATGCCTGTCATGGCTGCAAAAGGTGGGATGCCAATTTCTTGGCCTGCTTGGATTTTCACTATTGCCTGCGCTGCCGATTTCACATCGGTAAACATTCCGCTTTCGGCAAATGCCTTTGCCATGTTCATAAGTTCGCCAATTGGCAACTGTTGCACTGTTGAAACTTGTGTGTTTGTGTTCATAGGTTTTGTTTTTATTGGTTAGTATTAAAATAAATTATCATCGCTTATTCCTTTATCACTTACCGGCACATTCTCTGTCCTGTCTATCTTCCACCCCTCAATGGAGTTGAAATACTTAACGCTGCCATCCTTGCCTTGGTATTGCTTACCGCGTAGGTTGTAGCATACGGTCACGTTATCGCCCACCATGTACTTGTCAAGCATCGAGCATTTATCCTGTGTGAATTGCACCGTAATGTGTTGTGGGTACTTGTCGGCCACTGTGATGACCATTTCACGCTTTGCGAAGTTGTCGCTTACTTGTTGCGTGTTGTAAAGTTCTCTAATTGTACCTGTGATTGTGTTTGTCATTGTGTTTTTGGTTTTTAGTGTTTAGATTTCTTGTTTATTAATTTTTTTATCAGTTTAATTGCGGTGTTAATATTTAATTCTTCATCAATATCTACATTAAATTCTTCCTTAAAAAACTTTTTGTATGTTTTATAATCTAATAAAATTGTTTTGTCTGGTATTGCAAAAAAGTCAATAGGTTTTATACTGCAATACAACTTGTTATTAAATCCATAATCAAACAACAAAATTGGAATTCTATTTATGTCAAAATATTTTTCTAAAAATAAAGGGCTAATAGTTTCTTTCATTGTATAAACTTTAATTATTCTTTTATCCAATACTCCTTCGTTGAATAGTATCTCATACCTTGCAACACATTGGTTTGATGAAACAGTAAATTTTGAATACATTTGACTTAATGATTGGTAATTAAACCCTTGATATTCATGAAACACATATTTTAAATTAAAAAAATCAAATTCAATATCATACTTGTGCCAATTATATTTTTCTAATTCAGAAACATCAACAGTTTTATCTACCATTTCAGTTTTAGTATAAGTTTCTCCATCAACCACAACAGATTTAATTTTCCGTTCAGTTATATCAATAGTTCCGCCTATTGTAAACTCATTATCCGATATTTTTTTAAAGAATAAATTACGCATTGTCAAAGTTTTTAGACTCTGCTTCACGTAATTTTAAACCATCTTTATAAACTGCATTGTGCTGCGTTAATTTCATTTGAACGTCTGCTCTCTTTAATTCATACATTAAAGCATTGTTTGCTTGCTTTGCTAAATTAGCTTGTGCAGACGCAGTTTGAACATCTATTTCGTTTTTGTCTAATTTCTCCATTTGCATGAAGATAAATGCTAACATTGATTTGTTGTTTACTGGTGTCATAGGTTTTGTGTTTTAATTGTTTAAATTGATTAGTATTTCACTTATTAATGCTTCGGGTAACGCATCGAATTGTTCCGATGTATGTTTGTATTCATGCTCTGTCCATTCCTCGCCATTTGGATTGCTGTAATGCTTTGCAACCGCTTCGTAGGTAATATTGATGTCATTGTAATTAAAATGCTCGCATATCGCATCTAATAACGCCCATGATAATGACTCGGCATCATCGGACAATTCAATGATTTCACATTCGCTGTTGAATTTGATTATGATTTCTTTCATTGCTTTACAAGTTCATTAAATTCAACAATGGTCTTAACACCGCACATGTTAATTCGCATGAGCTCACGCTCGGTTAGTTCCTCAACGTTTTCGTGTCCACATTCAACTGCCTTGTAAAGAATATTGATTAACCGTCTGCTCATTTTGTGCTTGTTGTACTCGATGAATGATTTGAGCGGTGTTCCGTTCTGTTGTGCTTTGTACTGCTGGCAGATAAGAAGTGCCTTGTGGTATTGTTTATCTGTTATTGGTTTCATATTGTGTTAGAATAAAGTGAACGAATTTAGGGTTATCAATGTAATCTTTACCTGCAAGGTGTATGATTTTAACACCACATTCGCATAGCTTAATGATGTCCTCGTTTTCTTTGGTTTCCCACGATGCTGTGAGATCGCCATTTTGGTCGTAAAAGTAATAAGTATCAGTATCGCTTTCGTACTGTAATTTCTCATCCGTGTCTTCATTATCCCACGTTGTTAGTGTTGTTGTGATTGTTGTAATGTTCATAGGGGTTTTGGTTTTGATTAGGGTGCAAATATGGGTTTTAATTTGATATGTATTTGTTAAGATTTGTTAAAAGGTTATAGTTTGCCCCATTGTTCAGCCATAGCTTTTGCAATGCCGGGAAAAGTTTTTGAACGCATTTTGCCAATAAGTTCTTTATTGTACATAAACGCATCAGCATACCATTTTGGTTGTTTCTTTTTTTTACCTGTTTTTTTATCTACCCACTCAAAAAACTCTCCTTTGTTAGTATGCGTTACCACATCATCAAACAAGTTAGGAGTTGCATTATGATACAATGGTGGTAAGTTTTTAAGCCATAAACAAGTAGTTTTTTGAAATTCATCACCAAAATAATAAGGTTGAATTACTTGGTCGGGCTTTCTGTATATTTTACTCATTATCCCTACTGGATTTTCAACAGCTATTCTTTGTATCGGAGCATTCACAATTTTCATAAAAAAATCAATACCTTGCTGTTGCCTGCCATCTTTTCGTTTTTCTTCAAACCATGCAGCACCACTAACAGCTAAATGTGTGCAAGGCGGAAAAGCTATCATCATATCCCACCCCATATCAATAACCTCAAAAACATCTTGTTGATAATGCCATTCAGGATGACCACCAGAACATTCTTGTATATCACAACTGAATGCTTCATGCCCTAATTTCCTAAATTCCTTGCAAACCGCTTGGCTTTCTTCACACGCTATCAATACTCTCATCACACCTCACTCATTATAGTCACCACTCGTTTACCCGACAACCTTGCCAATTCAACATTCTGCTTTATCCTGTTACGGAACGCTTCGGCTTGGTGTACGCTTGTAAAGTCATCATCTAACTTTGACACTTTGCGCTTTAACCTTTCGACAACATCGCTGATAATATCCACGACATCGTGAACAGTTGTGTTGTGAATCATTGCGATTTCAGTGGTTGTTAATCCGTTGTTGTATTGAAGCCACATATCCCAATGTTTTATCTCAATTGTTGCAGGTCGAATGCTATCCCGGTACGCATCACACACCACTCGGATTGCTTTGCGTGTTTTAGTTTTAGCCATTGGCCACCTCCTTTCGCCAATTAATCAAGTGCTGGTGCAACTCATTAAAGTTGTGGCATCTACGTGGTTGTGTTAGTTTCGCACCTGCCTTGGGTTTAATAGCTGATGCCGTTGGAATGTAAAAGAAGATAGCTTGCATCCATTCCTTTGCGCTGAATTGAGCGCGGATTTCTGTTAGTAGGTTCATAGGTTTTAGTTTGTTAAGGTGCATATTTTAATAATAAGTATAATAATAATAATGCAATTGTATATGCTCCGAATATCCAACCAAAATAATCTAAAATGCTACCATTAAAAGGGTTGAAATCTTTGTCTTCTTTATAAATTCTATAACATGATATTGTAAACCATATTATAATTAATACTGTTGTTGTTATCATTTTAGTTTTATTGTTTTTTGTTGTATATTAAATCAGTCCTAATTGTTTGGCTCTTTCATAAACTTTTTCAACTTCATAATCGCTACCAATAATTTTTGATGCTTTAAATACCTTCTTAAAATTATCATCATCAAGGTCGATTAAAGTGTGAGCTTGTGTTTTAAATTCTGCACCTTTTTGTTTTAAAGCATCAAACAATGCCGAAAACACTTCGTTTTGTTTATCTGTAAAGTTATTCATCATTTTTAGTTTTATTGTTGTATAAGCGTTAATAATTAGCGAGTAGCGGGTAGTTATGTGCCATTTTAGGACACACCAACATACTGCTTTTTGGTTTTAGGTTTATATTTTGGATGACATTTTTCAACCTGTGAAACTTTATGTGTTTTTGCACATTCCTTACATATTGGTTGGTTGGTTCTCCAATGCCAAAATTTAGTTGTTCTGCCACACCCAAAATAGCATTTTTCGTAAACTTTAAGGTTTTGGTATAGGTCTTTTGCTTCTTTTACTAATGGTATCATAGTTCAAAATTTGTGAAGAAAAACGGCACATAACAGCACCTAACCAAAATTGGCGGTGTAGTACTGAAATGAACTATTGTGCTTCGATTAAACATTTATTTTAGTTTGAAATTTTGTGCTTCGTAATCGCCAACTTCTGTTAGCTGCAAAACGTTAATCAATCCCCATCCTCATCATTTATCCGCTTAACAACCGCCTTGTATTCGGCAGTTGCTTTGAGTTGTTTAACGTATTGTTTTATCTGCGCTCGGTACATTTCGGGAATGCGTATGCGCACGGCAGGCGGCTCCAATTTGCGGCCTTGATTTCTGTCGGAGTGTGGTCTCATTTCTTTGCGTTATTACGTTGTGATGTTGCTGCCCAAGTGAGCGTTGCTGTTGTGAAGATTAGTAATAGGATTGTTGCCATAGTTATTTGTTTTAAAAGGTTAAAAATTATTAGATTACGATGGCCAAACACCATTTGTTTTATGAATAGTTGCGTGATATAAACCATTCTTGTAAACGCTAATACTCTTGTCTTTCCATTTGTCAGCGTATTGTTTAGCTTCATGTAAATCAGTAAAGCGTTCGCTATTTCTGCCTGTTGCGTATTTAATTACATCTTTATTTTGTGTTGCCATAGTTATTTGTTTAAAAGTTAATGCAGTGTAGGATGCTGCGCCCCGTGGGGGTTGGTTTTATCGTTTTTATTTTGTATTTACTGTTGCTTTCATATTTTTTATTTTATTTTAGTTTGTTGACTTTATTGCTCCGGTTGATATTAATTTTTTGAAAGCAAACATTGTCATTTTGTTTCCGCAAACGCCCCCGCAATTTTTTTCAAGTCCTGAAGCATGGTCGCTGATACGTATGGTGATGTCTGTTTTCCCATCATAAATAAACATATCTGCCCAACATTTACCTTCATTTAACACTTCAACATTTAATCTAACATAGTGAGAAAGACCATTAGTTAAGCAGGTTTCAACTTTTACATTTGTATATCCCATTTCGTTCATCATAGTAACGATAGGCGTTGTGTGGTCGAAATCTGTGTTAAATTCTGTTTTTTCAAATGTGCTTTTCATAGGTTTGTTGTTTTAATTTGTTGGCACAAATATCAACCTATTTTTCATACCTGCAAATTTTATTTTGTTAAAATTTGTTAAAACAAAAAAAGCAGCCCATTTCTGAACTGCCCCTTAAAACAAATTACGCCCTATGAAAACGTGCTCAAATATAGTAATTAATTCAATATTGACAAAATAAATATCATTACCGCCCCCAATACCGCAATGCGCTTGTGCCTGCGCTGTTTTCGTATCTCTTTGCTTTGCGCTACTATGAGCGTTGAGTCGGCAACAATTACGCTATCTTTGACCGCTATCTCAACCTCTTTTATCTGTATCAATGTATCGCATTCTTGCACCACCAACTGAATGAACGTATCACACTCGGCAGGTGCAATGGTGCGAATGTACTTAACTCTTGTAACATACACGGTATCTCGTATTCTACTTTTGGCTTCGGCCATTCTTGCACGTTCCCTCAATACTTCGGTTTGGTTCAATAAACTATCAATGTTGTGGTTGACATTAAACGGCTCTACGTGCGTTCTATGGCACGTTCGGTAAGTCATGGCCACCAACACAAGTAACAAGGCGGCAAGTTGCAGATATACTCTCATACTAATATAATGTTTTCAACTTTTACTTTGAATGGTATGCGCTTACCAGTGTAATCTTCCTCTGCATACGGCTTCAAAGTGTAGCCGATTGGCAATGTTCTACGGCTCGGAAAGCTAAACCCTTGTGTCATATCATTGACAATGCAATAGTATTCATAACGGCTCATCTTCAATGTTACATGGCACAACTCCCCCACTTGCACCTCACCAATGTACTTGCTTATCTGTTTGCCGTTTAAGTAGGTATAAAGAAACAATCTGCAGGTGCTTGTATCTTCGCTTCTATTGATGCCTATGCGCACGCTGTCAACATGATGATGCCCACGTGAAAATCCTGCAATCTTTTGAACGCCCTCGCTCGGTTGCATATCCGGCACGGTAAACTTAAAGGTCATTATTCTTGGGTTGAGTATTAGCATCCTGCCCCCTCTTCTCTACGGTCTACTCTCGGCTCGGTTGGGGTGTTGCTCCGTAAGTTAATAATCTGCTCAACCGTTACAATGCCCATACATACGGCAGCGAATATCAACCAAGCATAAAGCGCATCGATTTGAGCGGCTTCGGGTATCAACCTTGCAGTAATGTATATCGAAGTTGCAACAGCTACGAATGCGCTCAACTTACGTGCTGAATAGTTGCCTTTTATATTCTTAAAGCTATCAAGTATTTTCATGTTTGTTTATTGTTGTTGTAGCGAGTAGTAGGTAGTTAGCGGTCATTGCTGACAACGCTCTAAAACATATTTTTCTGCGATTTCTTGAAACGCCCTTGTATCGTGATAATACTTTTGAAAAACAGGGTTTTTAATCCAAGTCATAAAAGCCATATCAGTAATTTCATTTTCTTTTTCTTTTGGGCATTCTATCCAGTATTGCAAAAGTTCACCTGACTTTATTTCAATCACATTCTTTACTTTACAATCTTGCATCCGTTCAACTAATGCCCTAAATTCAAAAGCAAGGGCATATTTCACTGTTAGACATAATGGTTCTCGATATTGCAACGAACCGCTAACAAGCGGTTGTGGTAATGCTTGGTTTCTCATTCTATTTATGCAATCGCAAAGCCCTGCATTTAATTTGTCTTCACTGCAAGCTATAAAGCAGTGCTTTTCTTGTTGTTGTGGTATAAATGTCATTTCATTTAAAATTTATCGTTAATAATTCGCACTACGCTAACCGCCCCACCGTTAGCCACAAGCACTACTTTCTTTATTAATTTCATATTCCAAGTACCACAATGCTTTCTGCAAGTCCTGTTTACGGTTGCCCTTGTTATCGGCACGTAATACGTATTTAATCAAGTTGCCCAATTCAAAGTTTAACTTGTAATGATTGATGATGTTAATGACTTCAAGCGGGTTGTCCTTGCCACCGTAATGCTTTGGATGATTAACGGCTTCGCTCATATCACTTCTTTTAAATTCAACCGTTCAAACTCTTTGATGGTCATGGTAAACTTCGCACCGCTTTCGGCCATAAACTCCATGTGTGGCATCATGTGTCCTGCAATGGGTATAGTTATCATGCGTAGGTAAGTAATGACCTTGCCCGAATAGTTGTATCGTTTGCCTTTAATCATAGTTTTGCCCTCCAATTTTTAAGTTCAAAATGTGGTGCATCTTTGAAACGCACCCAATCGCCACCCCATTCAACATCATTTGATATGCTTTTAATGATGTCTGCAAACGCTTTGAAATACTTTGGCGACCAATCTAACTTCCTATTGCGAACGAATGCTATATCGAACGCAAATGAGGGGTTATAATTATGCGGACTTTCACCAGGTCTTGCATTGGTTATTTTCGGCCTTTTATTGAAGTACACTTGTTGCATAGCATTGTTTCTATACGTGCAAGTTCTTATTACGTTAACATCACCGTTTTGTTGGTTAAACACGGCTTCTGCTTTGAGGTACGCATCCGATAATATAGGGTGCAAGTCTTTTAAATCACGGCTTTCAAATGGTTTCATCCCTTTATACTTTTATACCAAGTGAATAATGTAATAGGTAACGTAGCAAGCACGGCACTCAATGACAAACAGCAGAATACTTGTAACAAGTGGCTTTCCATTGTGATAATCTCTAATATAATAATCTTAATGTCATGCAACACGGCTGTGTTAATGACTACTGAAATGACCGCAAACACGGTCGCTTCAAATAATTTTCTTTGATTTCGGCTCATAGGTTTTTTGTTTTAGTTTTATTTACTTGCTTTCCTGCTTTTGGCTTTACGTGCCTGCGCTCGGTAAGTTTGTTTGGGATGATAGTAAGGAATGTAGATTGGCGAAGTGTATGAATGAAATTGCCCTGCTCCATTGCCACTTCCATATTTTACATTTGGCAAATCATCAACAATTCTGCTATCAGCACCAGATGCCATTGCCATAGCTGTTAATCCAAGTAATCCAACAATTGATTTTTTCATAGGTTTTTTGTTTTAGTTTGCCGCAAAGATAGTAATTAATTTCAATCTCGCAAACCTAACCAAACCAATACCGCCCCAAGCACCGTTTTGACTGCCCTGCGATACTCGGCACGCATAACGATTACAAAGGCAACGGCTACGACAATAACCGCAATGAATGGCTTAACTATTGTTATTAGCTCGTTGCTCATTCTGCAGTTTAGCCAATTCAATCTTGTTTTTCTTGTACGCAAGCCAACCGTTAACAATACCGAGAATGACAACGATTAACGAACCGATTTTAATTGCCCATTTGGTAAATTCATCCATATCAATTCCCGATGTATAAAGTTCAACAAACAAAGTAGTTGTGCCTATAATTACTTGCAGTATAGCACCCATAATAGTTCCGCCAAACAAGTCGGTAACTGTGCTATGCGCTTGCGCTATGTCTTGGTTCATAAGGTTTCGACTGCTGTTTTAAGTTCTTCCATTGTTCTATATTCGGTATCGGCAAGGTAAACGAATGTGATACACCCATCTAATTCAATGTGGCAGCCAAATTCATCTATTTGCTCAAAGTAGTTGCTTGTTACTTGCTTGTTGTATATTGTCATATTAAGTTATTGATAAAACGTTACACACTGAACTATCGGATGCCGAACCATTTTGTATTGCACAAATCAAATAACTATCTACTGTCCAATCAAGTGCAAGTGTTGAAACCGCAGCCGTTGACACTCCAAAATCAGTTGATGCGAACGTTGTTGCTGTAAACACTCTCGTTCCGTTACCCGTTCCATTTGCCACCTCAACAGGTATCCATCTTGACAATTGTGAAAATACACTACTTGCTGCTCCTGCTGCTGTTGTTGCTAATAAAATTGCGCCTGTTAATGATGCCGTTGTGTTCCAATACAAACGAAGTTGTATCGTTCCTGCATTGCCTGTCTTTGCTGCCCTTGCAAGCAACATAACCATTGAATTTGCTTTGAGCGTATTGGCAGGAACAAGTAAACTTTTTGAAAGCGTGCTTGCCGTTGTTCCTGTAACTGCCGTTCCATTTGTGTTATCGCTTACTTTCAATGCTTTGGCTTCCCATAAACTGTTTGAGGAATTATAAACCAATGTGTCACTTTCGGCAGGTGTTTGCGCACTTACATCATGCAATTCATTAAGTTCATAACCATTCTGCACTTTCACGTACATACGACCTGCGCTTCCATTACTTGCAGTGGTTACCGTTGCAACGTAAACTAAATGATTTGGTGCATATGGTTTAACATTTGTTATTGCCCCAGCAGTAGCGCCTAAATAAATACTATCCCCATCGGCATAAGTTGAAGTTGGTAATATGCTTAATCCATCAAGTAAACCTTGCAAAATAATGATACCCTTTTGATTTGCTGCAATGCTTGTAGAATATACAACACCAACAGTCCTTGCCGATGTAGCATCTGATGTGTTGTTTGCTAACTTAACTGTCATTCTATCTCCAGTACCACCAAAAGCATATACTACTTGCCCCTTTGTAATAGATACGCTATCATCATTGGTAACGTATGCGAACAAGCTATTAGGTGAAGTACCTATACATTGAAAACCGTTAAGAGTTGAGTTAAACACGCAAAGCATTTCGCTACCTGCCCAAATGTCACCACCGATTATCGCGCCATCGTTGTTGCGGAATAGTGATTTTGCCCCAAGCGTGTTAATGTTCAACGTTGCTGCGGTTGTATTACCATTTGTAAATCGTATCAAGTAGGTATCGCCATCGGCATAACCTGTAACACCTGTGATTGTTGTTGTGTATGTATCTGTACCCGCTGCCGTTGCCTTTGTGATACCGCCTAAACCCGTTAAATCACTCAACATTGCAAAGGTTTCTGTTCCTCCTGGTTTGTTGGGTAGTTCAAAATCAGTTGAAGTTGTAAGGTTTGGCGATTTTATCACCGCATCTGCTGCCAACGCATTAGCTATTTTTATTTGGTCTTCTTTGATTACTACGCTTTGAGTACCATCGCTAATTTCTAATCCCGTTGTCGATACACTCCCCGCATCTAACACTTGTTGCAAGTCGGGGGTGGAAACCGTAAACGTATCAGTAACAATATCATACGTTCCAATCTCACCTGTGTTGGCATCTATACCGAATTGATATAAAGTAATGTTGCTATCAGCGCAAACCAATATGATTTTACTTGCACCAACGGCATCGTTAATTTGATAAAATTTATAACCTACTGCTAAGTTATTAGTAAGCAATGTTTGCAAGTCAGCACGTGATATATTCTCGTTGTAATAAGAGGAAAACATCGCACCGTTGCCATCAAGTCCAACATAACCATTGGCTTGGTCTTTATCGGATATAATATTTGGTGATGAGTCAAGTAGGTTTACAAATCTATCCTGCGCGTTTTGGCCTGTGATATAATTAATAACATTGTTAAATATGTTACTTGTAATATCTATGAGCATCTGCGCCCTGTTCTTTTGCGCCATAATTAAGGAATATCAAATGAGTCATCAAAGCTATTGTCAAATGAAGCACCGTAAACATTTGTGCTGATGTTGCAAACAAACACATTATCGGGTTTCAAATATTGTTCTGGCATTAAATCATGTGTCCATGATGCCGTTATTGTGTACAAAATATCATCTTTTAAACTGTTTTTTATCGGCATATTTACCGTTAAATTACAAGGTCTTTGTGCTAAATGTACTAATGTTTCTGTGATGAATGCCATGTAGTAATTCCTACTGCCATTTATCGCATTATAATGATTTATATTGCCATAAAAGTCAGGGTCTTGATAGGTTACAACATGCTTCAAAGCCACAAGTGTTTCTTCGCTATATCCGAAGCCACGGCCATTTATCGGCTCGGCATTGTATTCGCCATTGGTTTCGGGCAACAACACAATCATGCCCAAGTTGACACCTGCCTGCCAAACAACAGGGTTTTCGGGGTCAATTGCAACTTGATTATAGAACGATTTGTGTATCAATGCAACACCACGCACGCGCCCCATTTCGGCCTCGCATGTGCATGATTGATGCGTTGGTATTTCGTTGCAGTTACTTGGATAGTATGCCATTGTTTGTTAAATTAATGATGAAACCTTACGGGGTTTCAATCATGTTAGTTAGGGAACATAACAAGTAAATACACTTGATGGTGACTCAACTTCAGCAGGGAAGTTCTCACTTGTCCACTTAACTTCGTAATCCCATGTACGCTCCAATTTCAAATCATTTGCGATTGGGTTTTTAGGCACAATAGTGCAAGGTTCATCACTGATTGCAAGCACGGTTTCGCTCCTAAACGCTATGTGAAAGTTGCGCGTGTTCTTAATCGTGTTTGCGTGTGGTTGATTACCAACATAGTTCGGGTCTTTGAATGTCAACATAAAAGTGTAGCTGTTTAGCTGCTCTTCTGTATCTCCATACCCTTGCCCCATGTTTGGTGTTCCACCATCGAATTCGCCTTGAACCTCTGGGTAAATGTAAATATCGCCCGAAGCAATACCGGCATTCCACAATGCAACATCTTCTAAATCTGTTATCAATGTTGGATAGTATTGCTTATTAACGAATGCAACTGAACGAACGCGCGATAATTCAACGCCACACGTTCCGCATATATGGTCTGCGATGCTTGTATCGCAACCTGATGGATAGTAAGCCATAGTTAATTAATTTTTAGTTTTAACAATCGCAAAAAGTTTGACAACCTCTACGATATGTTGATTTGATTGTGTATCGGACTGCAATCAGTCCATATTGACCCCCAACTCTCACTTGGGCATCCGTACATTCTTCTTTGAATACAACATTGCTGTTCATCTCTGTACTTGTTACCTCGATAGTGCAACCGAATATCTGCAAACTCTCACATATTGCTTTACTCATTACACTTGGAAGCGCAGTTACAAACCAGTCTTTTATTGTTTCAAAGTTGATTAATGCACGTGTGAATATTATTAATTGAACAGGTGTTGTTTCCTCTACCTTGTCCATTTTGTTGCCGTAATCAAACTCCATTGCATTGAAGCTACTTGATGAGGTTCTATGATACCAACTGATTTTAAATTGATCCTGTAAGAATGGATTTATGATGTTTTCGCCATCAATAATGCCCGGGTATTTTTTATCACCATCATAATAAAAGTCAGCCATGCCGAATGCCTTTCTATTCTCAATTTGAATAGCTGCAACAAGTGCCTTATCAATTTCGGTTATGATTGCTTTATTATTCATTATGAATTTATCAATGCTATTGCAGTTTCTTCCGCAACTATACGTGTAATATCTTGCTCCTTTTCGGTAAGCAACCAAATATCGCCATATTTTTCTTCTAAATATGTAATTTTTTCATCATTGCTTGGTGATGTGTTACCTATTGTGTAACCATTTTCAGTGGCTTTCAATGTGTAACCATTTTCAAGTTCACGTGTCAATGATGCCACAACATTCTTATCGGCAGTTCTATTGTAACGCTCGCGCACTTTCATGTATGAATTTGAGTAAGTGCCAATCTTTGCACCCTTGCTGTTCAATCCCTCAACATGTATGCGATTTTTTAACTCGGGCAACACAGCCAATGCAGCAGCACGTGATATTGTTTCGGGGTTATCCAACTCACGAAACTTTGATAATATCGTGCCAATTACGAATGGTATGTTGCTTGTTATCTGCATTAAGGTATTTGACTAAAAACTTGTACTAAACTGTTGCACTCCAAACACGCATCACACTCAAACTTTAAGCCACCTAATGCGTTCTTCAATGCTTCCTCATAACGTACATTATAAAGATTGATTAACTCCTTGGCTTCTTCACGTTTGATTGATGTATAAAAATTTACACGCTCGGAGTAAAGTCGTTCTTCTAAAAATTCAATGCCCAATAGATACCAATATGCTTCGGCAAATAATAGTCTATTGTTGCATACGGCAGCGTTATATGAGCAACCGAGTGTTACTGTTGCACGTAAACTATTAATGGTGTTATTTTGAACGTAATTGCCGTTGCTTTCTGCAAAGCCGTAAATGTAACCGCATTCATCTAACCCATAGCAATCATAAAAACATGATTGAAAGTTAGCATTGACATCCGTTGTCAAGTAGCTTACTCCATTGATGTCCGTGTCTGTGAACGCAATACCAAGCAAAGCGCAATTAAATTCTTTTAATATAGTGATTTCATTCCAACCCAACGACAAGTCAGCCATTGTTAAAGTCTTTGTGAATAATACTTCCTTTGTTAAGTAGTTGATAAATTCAATATCAACAGTTGTGGCCGTGTTTGTGGCCGATTTATAAAATGATATTCTATCAACTTGTAATGTTTGAAATGGACTAATAACCCAATTCTCATTCAATGACCATGCTTGCATAAACAATATGCCCTTGTAAACATCATCACTTATGGCATTCGTTTCTGGAGTGCCTGTTACCGATACCGTTCTACGCACACGTTTAATATCATAACGTGTTGACATTGCAGAAATGATTTGGTTTTTAATACGTGCTTCGGCACGCTCATTGATGGCATTCCATACGCCAACATAATTTACTTGCTCACTATTTGCTACTTGCTCAAATGATTTTAATGAAATGCCGGGCAGGCTGTTCAAAGAATAAACAGCCTGCGGCACTTCTGTAATTGAGCAACCCTTAAGTTTTACAATTCCATCAAAGCAACTCATTCAATTAAGAGTTAGTTGCGGTGTAACGTAAACTTCCGTTGTTGCCTGTTAAACGGTCAGTTGATTGGTAAGCATCCGATGGTACTTGCCACAAAGCAAAACGCTTGCTCATGATTAATGAGTAACCTGCGCCAAGCGTAGTTTCTTCGTAACCAACGGTTGTTTCTTGCGGGCAATCGATTTCTTTTAATTGGAAGTCGATGTTAAGCATACCTAACATGCCATCAGCACCCGGCAAGTTCAAAGGAACAGCCATGTTCCAAAAAGTTGATGTGCCTAATTTCTTTGCACGGAAACCTCTGTAACGGTCAAGTTCAACAAGTCCAAAAGTACCTGGTTGGAATACTCCGAATTGGTTTGAACCCCATGATGATGCAGCATAAAGGTCATGATACCACTCAATGTTACCTGCGGCAGCGTTGTTGTTCAATTGAGCATACTGTGTCATTGCACCGTTTGCTGCTTGTATCATTGCGCTGTTTACAAGTCCGCTACCAATTACGATTGGCTTACCCATTCCCTCGTTAACGGCATAATCCGATAGAACTTTTGTCCATCCCTCGTTAAATAAGTTAACGGTGTTGTCATCGTTAAAGTTAACGGTAACAGAAGAGTTGTTGCCTGTTACGGCATTCGTTCCCCATACTACTTGACCTAACAAAGTTTGGTCGATTTTACCAACAAATCCATTCATTGCGGCCATTAAACCTGCAAGGTGTTCCTGCATAAATGGTGTTGGTGCTGAACCGATTTGAACGGTTGCAGATGCTTCATCGCAGTAACGTGCAATTGTAGCATCATCAAAGTGTAAACCAAACTTCACAATTGAAGTTGTGTCGATGGTAACTTCATCGTATGCCTGTACTAAATCAACATCGCAGTTGTCGCTTGTTGACATTTGAGCAGGTACGGTTCTGTTGTAATATTTCAAGCGCAAGTCCTTAATGTGGCCTGCTGTGTTTGCCAAAGACAAAGCGTCTTGAATTGGGGTTGCTTGTGCGCCTTTTTCCAAGGTAGCACGTAATAAACCGCTCGGAGTAACTTTATGCTCGGGAGCGTTTTCGCCTATCACAAATTTCATGTGCATAAGCATTGCGGGACAATATCCTAAAGCCATTGTAAATTATTGTTTTTATTGCTGCTACTTAAAGCCATCAAGTGCTTTTTCTATGTCAGCCATTGCGGAGTTGGCAGCGTTGTTAAGTTTTGGTGTTTGACCACCTTGTGTCGGCTTCGGCTGTGCTTGACTTCCTGCGCCATTTACTTTTATAAACTTATTGTCGGCCAAGGCCATGTTTGTGAGAGTGTCAAGGTCGAGTTCCTTTCCGTTGTCAAAGATAAACATTTTTTCATCATCTTTTGCAACTAATTTTAATTTTCCTTCAATTCTTTTTACGGTTGCATTTTTTTCGGATAGCTTTTTGTTCAAAAATTCACGTGCAATCCTACGTTCAACATCTGCATCGAATTGACCGGGCAATGGTTTTGAACCGATAATCGCATCAATTTCTTGTTCAGTAAACCTCTGCTCATACTCATTACGCACGCTATTAACCGCTTCATCACGCTCACGTTGTTGTTGTGATAGCATTTGGTTAAGTTCGTTGATTTTCTGCTTTAATTCAGCATCATTCGACTTCGTTTGTGGCTTCGTAGCTGCTATGGCTGCGATTGCCTTTTCAATCTTTTCAAATGTGTTTTTGTTTTCGCTTATTGCCCTTGCATCATCCTCACTAACACCGTTATCTTTCAACCACGTTTCAACTTTCTTGTTGAATGGGTCAAGGGCGTTACCGTAATAATGCGCTTTTAATGTTGAATTGTGCTTTGCTTCATCAATTGTAAGCAATGTTGGTAGTGCTTCTTTTACCTTATCGGGTACTTCAAATGCTACTCCTTTGTTTTGCACGATTGCGTTAAACTCATCAGTGCCTTGTGCGATGCCGATTTTCGGCAACAATTGTTCTAATATTTCAGCTAATAATGCCATGTTGTTATGTTTTTTAAATGATTAATTAACGACTTCCACCGCAGCACCCGCCACGTGGTTTAGTTGGTTTTGTTCCCTTTGGCATTACTTGGCTCCTCCTTTTTTAGCTTCAATAACTGCCAATCTTTCGGCAAGTTCTTGATTTTGTTTTAACAACATTGCAACGATGTCATTTGACTGCTGCGCTTGCTGACCTTTGCGGACCACAGGGTACTTCTCGGCATGCGCTTCTGCAACTCCAATCTCTGCCGCTTCATCAACTGTTAGTTCAACTTCTTCAATCGTGTACTTCTCACGCTTATCTTTGCTCAAAGTTGATTTGTAAGCGTTGTAAAAACTTTTGTTTGATGGATTTGATGGCACGTGCTTTTTGTTGCCCCTTGCATCAGTGATTAATAGTAACTTGTACTTCTTTGTTTGTGTCGGATTTGTTTCCATTGTTTATTTATTTAATTGATTGATAATGTTTTTCGGTACTAAACTTGTTGGTATTGGATATGCTTGATGTCCGCAATTGTAACCACCGCGGTAAACAGGGAAGTTGCTTGTGTTCGTGTCCTCATACATGCCCTGTGGTAATCCTGTTCGGTCGTATATCTGTCCTTTCATTGCCTTAAATTCTTCAAAGTTGCCCTTGATAATCTTTGGCAATTCGCTTATGTGATAGTATTGTTTTTGTGTCAATGCCTTACAAAACGTGCGTGTTGTCTTTATGTTACTGCCTACATATCTATACCACTCCCATCCCAAGTCCGATGATATAACGCTGTTTACCGTTGCCGTGTATTGATTGATTGAGTCGGTTGCAATCTGCTTTGTGTACTTAACCAATGCGCCATCGATTTCTGGAGTGCCATTGATAAAGTTGTTTAACTCCTTTGTCATCTTTGAGTAGCTTCCACCTGTTGTTGTGTAAGTCATAATCATTTCACGTATCGGAGTAATGAGCGATGTGTTCAAACCGCTTTCGGTCATGCTTTCAACCATAAGCGTAACCGATTGTTTACGTATAGCTTCTAATACCTTTGGCGGTTTGAATTTCTTTTCTAATGCCTTAAAGTAATTATTGTTTAATGTATCAACCTTTTCATACAACTTGCCTAATTTAGTAACGCTTTCAAGATAATCAGTGTCATCAAGTATAATGCTTTCCATATCAGTTTTTAAGTCGGATAACAGTTTGATATTCCTTGCTGAATTGGTAATGGTATCGCCTTGTACAATTAACTCCTTTTGAAACCTCAACAAACGCCTGTAAATCTGCTCTTGAATGGCAGGGATAGCTTCATTGAAGTCAATCAAACCATTATCAACTGCATCAAGTACCTTTTGTATGTCTTTACTCGCTGACACCTAATATGCTTTCAATTAATTTATCTTTTGCTTCAATATTCCTAATCTTTTCAGTTGCGTATTGCTCCAATATCGCATACTTCTGTGATTTAGTTAGATTGATAAAGTCCTTGTTTTCGGCAATGGCACGGTCAA